ACCACCGGCTGATTATGCATTAATGCAGGGGCAAACTTTCGACAAGGCTAAGTATCCAGAGCTTGCCATTGCTTATCCTAGTGGCGTCATCCCTGATATGCGCGGCTGGATGATTAAAGGTAAGCCAGCCAGCGGACGAAATATATTAAGCCAGGAACAAGATGGCATTAAGTCCCACACGCATGGTGGCGCAGTAGCTGCGACAGACTTAGGCACTAAATCAACGTCGGCTTTCGACTATGGTTCGAAACAAACCACTGCGTTTGATTACGGCTCTAAATCGACCGATGCACAAGGCCAGCATCAGCATGATTATAATTTCTTGCGTTGGGAGGCCGGTTGGGGGTGGCCTTCAGGCAATACTAATATGGGCACGGTTACTATGCAAACTTCCGCAGCGGGAAATCATGCGCACAACGTTTGGATTGGTGCTCATGACCATTGGGTCGGAATTGGTGCTCATAGTCATACAGTGGCATTAGGCAGCCACACTCACGGATTAACCATTAATGCTACAGGGAATGTAGAAAACACCGTTAAAAATATCGCCTTTAACTATATAGTGAGGTTAGCATAATGTTCGAAATGTCTGATGAAGCACAAACCATCAAGGTTTATAATTTTCTGGCTGATACAAAAGAATTTATCGGTATCAGTGATTGTTATATTCCTCCCGGTACTGGACTCCCCGCATACTGCACAGACACCAAGGCCCCGGAGGCTACTGAAGGTCGCGTCGCTTGCTTCGAAAATGATACGTGGGTATTGAAAGAAGACTACCGAGGGAAAACAGTCTGGGAGAAGAAAACTCGAAAAAAAATGGTAATTGACCAACTTGGCCCGCTTCCGGAAACTGTCACAATTATGAAACCCATGTCTGATTATGATGTCTGGGATACTGATAAATGGGTTAAGGATGAAAAGGCCGAGGCAAACCACATTATCAATGAAGCAGAAAACAAAAAGAAAATGTTGATAGCTATTGCAACAGAGAACATCAACGCGCTAAATGATGCCCTTGAGTTGGACATGGCTACAGATGAAGAGAAAAAGCAGCTAGTCGTCTGGAAGAAACATCGTGTTGAATTAAGTCGAATCGATGTGAATCAAGCTCCAGATATTGACTGGCCAGTCATTTAATCGAACGTTTGAACACCGCCGGACATCCCGCCCAAAGTTCGTTACATGGGATGTCCGATTTTACGACGCTATTTGCTGCAATTACACTATTATCGCCAATAGTTACCCCCGGTAAAATAACGGCTCCTGCTCCGATCCACACATTGTTACCAATTGATATAGGCTGTGAAGTTGTTCTGTTTTCGCCTAATCTTTCTTTAGGTGAGATTGGATGAGTCGGGGTGCACAATCTAACCTGAGGTCCTAGCAATGAATTATCACCAATACTAATTGATGCATTATCAAGGAATACGCACCCAGTATTGATATATACATTTTTGCCCAAAGATATGTTACCAAACTCAAAGTAGAAAGGAGGCGTGACAGTGAAGCCATTACCAACAGTTACGCCTGCTTTTTTGAACAGTTCGTTACAGCGCCGTCCCGATAATTTAACGCTATTAAAAATCAAACAACATCTTTTTGGGGATAGTGTTTTTTGAAATCTGGTGAAGAAGTGTTTGAGCACGGTTCCCTCTGCTATCTGGATAAAAACTCTATCATTCTAATAGAAGATGGCAGGGCGAGCCAGTTCTATAGCTGCTTCGCTGCAGTTTGTAGCTTAACTTTGTGATATTGCCCCTACGCCTCTGTAGATTATGCAGCTCCCTTAACCTTGTAATGATAGGTAGTGGCGATCAAATACTCAACTTTGATCGCCTATGTCGATCATTGTAATGAGGTTGAAAATGACAGTTCAGAAAGAGGTTATTGGCGATGCGGTTCTTTATTGCGGCGATAGTTTGGAATTGCTGCGAGCTGGATTCACTGCTGATGCATTAATCACCGACCCACCTTATAGCAGTGGAGGAATTAATGCCGGGGCACGTCGTTCCACTCCACAGGATAAGTACATAGGCACTCATGGCCGCCAGTACGCTAATTTTTATGGGGATAATCGCGATGCCAGAAGCTGGTCTTTATGGATGACATTGTGGTTAGGGCAAAGTATGAAGACGCTGAATGACGGTGCTTATGTGATGCTATTCACGGATTGGCGACAACTCCCCGCCACAACGGATGCGCTCCAGGCCGGTGGTTATATCTGGCGTGGCGTCGTACCTTGGAACAAGACCGCCTCAAGCCGAGCGCCGCATACAGGCTATTTTCGGCATCAATGTGAATATGTGGTTTGGGGTAGCAAAGGCAACCTTGAGAAGTCCTTACACGGAGGCCCTTGGCCTGGTCTTGTCACACAACGCGTAATACCCAAGGAAAAGCTGCATATGACGGCCAAGCCTCTGAGCCTAATGCAGGAGCTGGTTGAGCCTGTTATCCCTGGAGGGACTATTCTTGATCCGTTTATGGGCAGCGGTACAACTGGGGTCGCTGCAGTAACGTCAGGACGGCGCTTTATTGGCGTTGAAATGAGTAACTTCTATTTCGACGTTGCCTGTAAGCGCATCGAAGAAGCCCAGCAGCAAATTTAATAAGTGTGTTCAATTCTGGACTGTCCGAAACCTCTTACTTTTGCAGCTTCAAACAGTCCAGAATTCCCCGCCAATCAGTCCGAAAAATTTTGCCGCGCTACAAACAGCAAAAATATGGCGGCACGATCGCCGCAGCAAAAGAAATGTCGCCAGCCGGCCGCCAGGATTTACTGGAACGCCTGCGCCCATCAAATCCTAATACGCCTAACTTCGCAGCCAATCAACAGCGCTGGGACAAGATGCAGGCCAAGTTTAAGCAGCTCGATACTGAATGGGAAAAAAATCAGGGAAGTAATCGGTTTGAGTCTTCACTGCAGAATAATTTCCCACTGGACCCAAATGATAAAAACAACCAGGTGGCGGCTGACCACTACTTTGATCGGCGGGTGGCTCCTGGGTTCGATATCAACAATGCCGACAGCTTGAACCAGGTTGCTGAGATAACGACAAAATCCGGCATGCTGCCAACACAGATAAAGACCATGCTAACCGCCGGTGCAACATCGCGAGATCCTGCCGTTGTCGTTCCAATGGCGAAAATGTACGGGCAGATATTCGATAACAATCCGGCAGCGGCCACCGACGTGGACAAAGGTGCAATGGCATTCTACTCGAAAGTTTATGCCTATGACCGTGCGGGAGTGCCTGCAGAGAAAGCTATTGATATGGCCTACGACCAGGTTTATCAGCAGGATGACCGTTTAAAACAAATGATAAGCCAGCAGCTTCGCGATAAGGACTATATCAAGGGGCGGGCTACCGCTGCACAGGACAATATCAACCGCCTTTCTCCATCTTTGACCAATTTCGGTTCGCCAAACGTAACCAGCGCCGGGAAATCCAATCAGTTGTATCAACGCGATTATCAGACCATTTACGACGCCAACTTTGCACAAACGGGCGGCGATGCAGATCAGGCCAAGGCCATGACTAACGCAATGATCAACAAAACGTGGGCGGTATCAACCGTTAACGGCAAGGAAGAAGTGATGAAATACGCCCCTGAGGCTGTGTATGGCGTTACTAACGGGTCAGGAAATTGGATTCAAGGCCAATGGGAAGAAGAGAAACGAGCGTTGAAAGGGGCAGCATTTGGCGGTGCGCGAGACGACACAGATTTAGTGCTAGTGCCAGATATGTTAACGCCACGCAATCAAGATTACGCCATTATGGTTATACAAAAGCATCCTGATGGCACGGTGATTCCAACGCCTTATTCGGGTAAGAATGGGATGCCGCTGCGGTTCAGGCCTGAACAACAAAGCTCACCAATGTACAAGCAAACAATGGGAGTGCAGCAGCAGAGAGTTGAAGCAGCGCGCGCGGCACGACATGAAGAACAGCAGCCAGCGTTTACCAATCAACAGGGTTATACGCCACCTGATTTAACTAAACCATTTGGCACAGGCATTGCTAACCAGTTGCCGATCAATATCACTGCAGGGGGCCAATAATGCCAACGTATGAGATGAAATCTGATGATCTG